ATTTGATTCACAAGGTAATTCCCCTTTCTATCCCCAACCTCTTTCCAGCGGTCAGACTTTATACCAATCGCTTAATTATAATCCGATAATCACATTAAACCGAGTAGCCGTAACCCAAGCCTATATGACGCATGGGATATTACAGACGGCTATTGACGTGCCAGTACTTGACGCATTTAGGGGTGGGCTAGATATCAAGTCAGAAGAACTGGACGATGAAGACATAAGAACTTTACAGAACTACCTACGAGAGTCTAAAACGCTACATGAGATTAAAGACGTATTTAGGTGGAGTAGATTATACGGGGGGGCTGGTTTAATTATAAACGTACCTCAAGACCCTCTTGGCCCCTTAAACTGGAACTACGTTGATTACCCAGACGTCCCACTTTCTTTTGTAGCTGCAGATAGATGGGAACTGATATTAAATGTAATACAGATTAATGAGGTTGAGTTTCCGTATAACTATTACGGTCAGCCTTTGCGTAAGGATAGAGTATTAAGAGTTATCGGTAAAGAAGCACCAAGCTTTTTAAGGCCCAGGTTACAAGGTTGGGGGATGTCCGAGTTTGAGCGTATGATTCGTGACATTAACCAATTCGTCAAAGGCCAGAACGCAATGTTTCAGCTAATGGACGAGTATAAGATTGACGTATTTAAGATGATGGGCTTTAACTCTACAGTCTTATCAGATTTGGCTAGGGGTAAAGTAAGCAAGCGTATCTTCTGGATGAACTATTTGAAGAACTACCACAGGGCTTTAATCCTTGATATGGATGATGATTACGTCCAAAAGCAATTAAGCCTTTCGGGATGGGGTGATGTATTTAAGCAGATTATGATTGGTATGAGCGCAGCGGTTAGGATGCCAATGAGTAAGCTATTCGGATTTACGGCTACTACTGGCTTATCCGCTAATACCGATGACCTTGAAAACTATAACGCTATGATAGAGAGCGAGATTAGGGAACCTGCGCTTGATATTCTTTACCCGGTAGTTAAGGCTTGTTGTAGGCACTTATTTGGATTCGAGCCTAGCGATTTAGATATTGGGTTCCATCCTCTCAGGGTTATCGGACCAGTTGAGGAAGAAGAAATAAAGACCTCAAAGCAAAATAGGTTTATGTCTTTATATCAGAACGACCTATTAACACCAGTAGAGTTCTTTGAGATTATGAAAAGAGAAGATGTTTTAACATACGAAACTGAAGTTGGGTTAGGGCAGCGTGAGCCTTTACCACCTATGGAAATGGCTGCAGCTTTAGATGATACTGGACCAGAAAAGAGTAACGAAACAAAAGGCAAGTAAATGACTCGCTTTATGAAGTCAGCACTTAAATACGCCGGTAAATATATTAAAGCCCACAGACAATACGTTCATATCTTATGTAAGAAGGTAGTAGATTGCGATAGAGGATTTGCGTTTAAGTGTAGAATGATGAGGAAAAGATGAGTATAACAGGATTTGATGAGCCTAAAGTTAAGTGGTGCGGTTACTGTGGTAATTATATAACCCCTATAATAAATGATTTTATTCACCATATCCACGAGTGCGAGATGTACCTTTGCGAGAAAATACGGGAAGATAAGAAAGATAAATGATTAAGCTCATTCCTGTGAAAGATAGAGCAATTTACCACCAGATAATCTATAAAGAGATTAAAGAGCTATTAGACCGTATATTATTTAATCCTATTATCGCTATAGCCAGAGGGAGTCTAGAGAACGATATATCTAGCCAATTAATAACCGCATTAAGAACTGGAAAGATAACCTATGCAGAAAACTACTTTACGGGCAAGTTCAACTCGGCCATTGGCTTGGAGCTGCGTAAAATCGGGGCAACCTGGGACAAAGGGCGTAAAGCTTATTACCTTCCAAAAGGCGATTGCCCCGTTAATGTCAAGATTGCGTCTGCCCAAGGCCTATCTGAAATCCAAACTAAAATAGATAAGATAAAAGAACACCTAAGTAATTTAAACAAGAGCAATGCTATTGAGTCTATACATTTTGATTCACAGTTCGAAGGGATATTATTAGATATAGACAAGCAGTTTACTACTACCGTCCCTAAAGATATCGGCCTACCAATGACAATGACTGTATTCCAAAGGGAGGCTATTAAGCGAGAGTATACCGAGAACTTGAACAAATACATTAAAGACATGACGATTAAATCAACAGAACGATTAAGAGAAAAAGTAATTGAGAATGTGCAAGAAGGATATCGTGCTAGCAATTTAATGGAAATCATTTTAGCTCAGAAGGGCGTTAGTGATAGACACGCTTTATTTTTAGCGAAACAAGAAACATCATTAATGGTATCGACGTATAGAGATTCACGCTATAAAGAATCTGGTATTACAGAATATGTTTGGTCTACGAGCCATGACAGCAGGGTAAGGCCAGACCATAAGAAACTAGACGGGCGAAGATTTAAATTTAGTGAGCCACCAGTTACAGATTCATCGACGGGACAGAAGAATAATCCCGGCTTTGATTATGGATGCAGGTGTATAGCGATACCAATACTACAGACTGATAAATATGTAAGGCTCGACGTGAATAAAGATAAGAGCGTAAAGTTTGCTATTAAATCCTGATAAGTAAAAATAGTTATTTACAAATAAAATTAAATAGCTATTATTGAAAGTAGAATTAGATGGATAAGCTTCTTTTTATTATTAAGGTTTTAACAAATAAGAAATTTACAGGGAACCTCCATATTACTTTCTATAATGGAGGGGTAGCTCAGATAAGAAGAGATATCCAAGAAGTATACGACTTAAAGAGCGTACCAACTATTACCGTAGAAGAGTTTGTAGCAAAGATTTAGAATATATTTTTGGGATTATGGCGTAGACCGTTGCCCGATTAAAAGGATAAAACCTTTTGGTCGGGCTTTTTTATTGGAGTAAAGATGCTCTTAACTATAGCCCCTGATAAGAAATTAGATAATGAGAAACAATGGCCTAAGACATATACCAGCAAATTCTTACAGGCAGGGCTAGTTGATTATAGCGATATGGGATTAGGGATATTAAACCTCCCTAAAGAAACAATAGATTCACACTTAATAAATTCGTTCATTGATAAGCCCGTCGTAGTTAAGCATAAAGAAGTTAATACGAATAACTTTATAGATTTAGCTGTTGGGTATATAAAGAGCATTTACTATAACTCGATGGATGGGTGGTATTACTGCGACTTTCTTATTACGAAGGACGAAGGACATGAGAAGATTAGGAATGGTTGGGGAGTAAGTTGCGCTTATAAAGTAGGCGCATTAGGTCAGGGCGGGACTAAGAATAATATAGTTTATAACGGTAATATCGTTAGCGGTGAGGGAGAGCATTTAGCTTTAGTTCAGAACCCTCGGTATGAAGAATGTAGGGTAATAATTAACGGTAAGCCTGGGATTATATATAACGAGAAAGAGTTTCCATTACGAAATAACAAACAGGAGGATAATAAAATGCATTTTAATTTCTTCGGTAAGAAAGAGGATAAAGGCTTCTCTGGCGATACTTTAGTAGATGTCGCAGGTAAGAAGGTAAAGCTGGCCGATATTATCGCATTTAATAACTCGTTACAAGATAAGCACGAGATTGATGGTAAGACCGAGATTGAGCTTACTAACGGTAAGAAGCTTACTTTAGAGCAAGCCGTTGAAGCTTTTGCTAAGTCCTTAAAGAACGATTCCACTGACGATAAAGAAAAGAAGGACGAGGATAAAGATAAGAAGAAAGATGAGGGTACAGATAAGAAAGCCGAGAACGCAAAGAAGTTATCTAATTGCGGTTGCGGTGGTGATGATAAGCATAAGGCTGGTTGTACTATGTATAACGAAGATGGTTCTGATAAGAAGAAAGATGATGATAAGGATAAGAAGATGGAAAATGAATTAAAGGCTTTGAAGTTAGAAAACGAAGCCCTTAAAGCCGCACAGAAGGGTATGGAGAGTTTCGTAAAGATTCAGAACGCTTCTCATCAGCAAGAAGATATCACGTTAGAGAATAGTACTAAGCAGAGTGGTACTATCGAGAATAAATTAGAAAACGGCAAGAAGTTCTTT